ACTCAATTAAAGAATTGTATTAATGGAAAGTTTTATTCTGTTAACTTATCTAATATTGATATTAGAAACCAACGTGGAACGATTGAGTTTAGGCAACATCAAGGAACAGTAAACAATACTAAATTAAAAAATTGGATTATGTTTCTTGTTAATATGTTTGATTATACAATCAATCATAGAATCCAAGTTGTAAGACAAGGTGAGAAGTTTATTGATAACTTGCAAAATACAATGCCAAGAAATACTAAACTTCATCAAGTCTTTGAGATGTTACAAACAGACAATGGGGCGACTACTCGTGAGATTATGGACTCTGTAGGTATCAACGATGCTAGGTCTGTAAGACGTACAATCAATACTATAAGACGTAAACTAGGCGATTGTAGTTTAGTTATTTGTTTGACTCAAGAATACTATGGTCATTTAAATGGTACGTCTAATGGTCTTTACGACTTGAATGGATACAAGATTCCAAAGCAAGTTGAGAGAGAATCTCAAGGCGAAGTTATCATTGATAACAATGCAGATTCCCATGTGTTTAGTAACTTAGCAGAGTCATTAAAGACATGGTTTAACAACAGAATATCAAGTCTAGGTAACTAGACTTGATTAACTTCACAAACATAAACAAGGAGTCAATTATGACAATCAATAAAACAATCAAAGCGAATAATAAAAAGTATAATTTACAATTTAAACCAACTCCAATTTTAGGTGGCGAGTATGAGTTGGATTCTGATAATGGAAAACTTCTCCAAGATTACGCAACTTTGAATCCATTTCCAAACCAATTGTTTTTTAACAGTCATATTAATATCATTGATAAGGTATTAGATGAACAAGACGAAACGATTGAGTACGTCAAAAGAATCTATAAGTAACCGAGTTACTCGAAATAGCTTCGGTGGGGGGCATACCATATGCCCCCCTTTTTTTGTTTTTGCGTTATAGGGTAGCAACGCACTCGGTTTTACTCAAATACCCCCCAATGTTTTGAAAACGGCAGCCAAAAAAAATTTTATAAAAAAATTTCTTGACCTTTAGGCACTCAAATCCTATGTTAAGATTATGAAAACATATATCATGGAAAGTGGTGATGGGTATTCTGAGTTTACTGGGAGTCCATCACAAATTATAGATCAGATGACAACTCAATCCAAACTGGCGTTTAAGAACAGGGAGGATATGAGGCGTACTTATGCGTCATTTGCTTGTGATTGGACAGGCAATGCAGTAAGGTTTCATTCAGATGAAGATTTGGTTAGCGATTTAATTCTAAGTGGCGTGTTAAAGGAGCAAAAATGAAAAAGAACGACCAAAGTTTTAGTGATTGGAGTGGTGATGAGCTAAAAACTCACCGCAAAGACCTAAATTTAAGTCAGATAGACATGGCAAAGAGGCTTGGTCTTAGCGAAAGAGGGTACAGATGTTACGAAACGGACAAATATCGCATACCATTGTCTGTAAAGTACGCAGTTTTGTACTGGATTGACACCAAAAAGGCAGAAAAAGCAGCTAAAACCATAAAAAATTATGATGATGACAAAAAACCACTAACAAAATTTGAAAAAGAGCGTATTTGGAAGCTATGCAACGCCATAGATCACACAATTGGTGATGCAGAGAAGCGACAAGATGAGATTTGGGTAACAAGATTGCTTGATCAGAGCAATCGTGAGATGACAATGATGTTGCAAAAAGAAAGTTAGTATTATAATATCTTCAAAAGAAGCTTTTTTGGAGATTTTTAATGGCAAATGGACCTTTAGGTGGTTTTATGCCGACACCGGCAGCACCTGCACAGCCACCATCTATAAAATTAGACACTACAGCAAGTAGTAGAGGCACATTTAACAACTTTTTGAAATCAATGAATGGTGCAACATCGCTTAATCCTCCGAGTATGGCACCTATGGTGGGTGCCAACCCCATGATGGCACCCGCTGCTAATATAGACATATTCAATCAACCCGTTGCAATGATGCAATCTGGTGGAGACCCAATGGATGCTTCTTTTAGTGATTTTGCTGGTTTTAGTGATTCTTCTGATCCTTTTGGCGGTGGTGATACATCAATAGATGACGTAGGTTCAGAGTCAGAGTCAGATCCAATAGATTTAAGCAGTGACATCATACAAGCGGGCACTCGTGATGTGCCTTTAAATATATTTGCAGATGACGCACAAGCGTCTGTAGGCACAAATGTAGGCTTAGAGAAAGCCGGTGGGTTTACTGCTGGCGTACAAAAAGATGTTCCTGGTCGTTTTACAGCATTTAGATCTCCAAGTTTTGCTATGAGAGGCATTGCAAGAGATTTTAGATCAAAGATAAATAACTCTGGTGATGATGGACTAACAGTTTCAAATTACTTTAACACTTTCAATCCATCAGATGACAATGCCGAGAGATTAAAAGAATTTGAAGAATTAACTGGCAAAAAAGCCGGAGACACCCTCAACATTGGTGATATGAAGAACATCATGAATGTCCAGGCAAAGTATGAGGCAGGTATAAGAAATGTGCCAGACAGTGTTCAAAACGCCATATTAAGCACAGTTAACATTGATGATGACAGAAAAGTTGAGGATATACTAGGTAATTTAGACTTAGGCAGATTAGATACAAAAGACCCTTCAAGGGCGATAGATGTATTTGAAAACATAACTCCTAGTACAGATCGTATAACTCAAACAGCATTTCGCACCACGTTACCTGGAGCAAATTTACCTAATGTTTCATCAACAAGAAGCACAGTTCCACAAGATCAAGCAAGAGCCATTGTCAATCTAGTTGGAGGCACTCCGCCTCTTACTGAAGTTGAAAAGGGATTACAACAAAATCAACAAGATTTGATGGCACAAAGAGGTAGAGCGTTAGGCTCAATCACGCCAGATACTGCATTAGAAACCATGAGTGGCAGAGTAGGTCCTCGTGATACAGTTTTTGATATTGATACTAGAACTGATGAGAGAAGCACAGTTGGTGATGATTTTATGCCTGCATTAGACATGGTTGATGCAAGGCTAGATCGATTAGCTAAAACAGATGCTAATGTAAGAGACATGGATGATATAGACAGATTAACTGCCGGTAAATCATCAGATAGGCTTTTACCAGACGAACCACCTCCAATAGTTGCACCAGGCATAGGTGCTCCAAAAGAATTTAGAGATCCATTTCCAAATGCTGGAATAAAAATAGGTTCCAGAACTATTCCAACAATATTTTCACTTGCAAACGAATTTAGCAAATATTCAAGAGGTAGAGTATTAGATTCGATTGCTCAAAAAGGTTACACTCCAGTTTATGACGGAGATGTTATTGTTGGTGCTAAAGATAAGTTTGGTAATTTAATGGAGGGGATGGACCCTAACGCTCCTATGGGTGGTGATGATAATCAAGAGCCAATAATCAGAAAGCCAATTGCACCGGTTGTTGAAGAGAAAAAAGATGATGACAAGCCACCGAACATCATTGGTGGCACAGATCCAATAGTTACGCTACCAGTAGAAAGACCAACAGTTGTTGCTAGTCCTTTTGCACCATCTAGTGCAAACATAAGTCCGGTAACATTTGACACTGGTCAGTTGAACAAATTGATTGAGGCGTTGACTGGGGTTGCGGCAAGACCAGTTGTTGCCAAACAAGAAGGTGGGTTAGTAAGTGCAGTTGATGAGTTTCTAGCCTCTGGTTCATGAACCTTGAATACACAGAATATCTAAGTGATGAGGAGTTATCTAAGATAGCACCAATGCTTGAGCGTTTAAATATGCTTGAGAAACAAAAAGTATCACAAGATTTATACATGGATTTTGTTAAGCGTATATGGCCTTCTTTTATTGAGGGCAGACATCACAAGATATACGCAGATAAATTACAACAAGTAGCAGATGGCAAGATTAAAAGACTGATTGTTAATATGCCGCCTAGACACACTAAATCAGAGTTTGCTAGTTATTTATTTCCATCTTGGCTTATGGGTAGACGACCAGATTTAAAGATAATACAAGCAACGCACACGGCAGAGTTAGCTGTTGGTTTTGGTCGTAAGGTTAAGAACCTCATTGATAGTGATGATTTCCGTGATGTATTTCCAGATGTAAAATTAGCTGCCGATGCCAAGGCATCTGGTAGATGGTCTACGAACAAAGGTGGTGAATATTACGCTGTTGGTGTGGGTGGTGCGTTAGCTGGTCGTGGTGCAGACTTGCTTATCATTGATGATCCAGTATCAGAACAAGATGCGTTAAGTCCTACTGCACTTGATAGTATTTATGAATGGTACACATCTGGACCAAGACAAAGATTGCAACCTGGTGGCTCAATCATTATAGTGATGACACGTTGGGGGATAAAAGATCTCACGGCAAGAGTGTTACAGAAACAAGCTCAAGGGGGTGCAGACAAATGGGAAGTGGTAGAGTTTCCGGCAATATTTCCAGAGACTGGAAACGTACTTTGGCCAGAATATTGGAGCAAAGACGAGCTAGAAGGCGTGAAAGCCTCAATACCTGTAGGCAAATGGAACGCACAGTATATGCAAAATCCGACTGCCGAAGAGGGAGCGATAATAAAAAGGGAGTGGTGGAATATTTGGAATCCTGATAACCCACCTACCTGCTCGTATATCATACAATCATACGACACAGCGTTTACAAAAAATGAGCGTTCTGATTTTAGTGCTATTACTACTTGGGGTATTTTTACTCCAGTTGAGGGAGAGGGAGATGCCATCATCTTGCTTGATGCCGAGAAAGGCAGATGGGATTTCCCAGAACTTAAACAAAAAGCAATGGAACTGTCAGAAGCATATGATCCTGACATGATTCTTATAGAGCAAAAGGCAAGTGGTACGCCACTTACACAAGAGTTAAGACGCATGGGTGTACCGGTTACTCCGTTTACGCCAAGCAAGGGTGCAGATAAATTTGCAAGAATGAACGCTTGTGCTCCAGTCTTTGAGAGTGGCATGGTCTGGAGACCAGACGCTAATTTTGCAGAAGAAGTTGTAGAGGAATGTGCTAGTTTTCCACATGGCGATCATGATGACTTGGCAGATTCGATGACACAGGCTATACTAAGATTCAGACAAGGTGGTTTTATAACTGCACCAGACGACGAAGAGTTTGAGCCAAGCTACAGAAGAAAGATGGAGTATTACTGATGGCAATCAAAAACCCAACAAAAGATCCGCTTAAAGGCATAGCCAAAGTAATACAGACAGTTGGCAGTGGTAAAACTGGCATTAAGACAATTGATAGACAAAAGAAGAAAGATGCTATCCTTACAAAAAATTTGAAAAAATTAGCAAAAAAGACTAAGGTTAAAGCGAAGCCACAAAAGTTTGATATTACTCCAGACTCAAAAAGTCCGTTTAGTATTCAAAAGCAAACCATCATGATGGCTGGTGGAGGCGAAGTTGTTAACATGACTAAATCAACAATGATTAACCCAGAAACAGGAGAGTAATATGCCGGGAGCAAGACCTAAAGAAATTAAAGATATAAAAGGCATGACACCAGAGCTACAAGCAAAAATGGAAAAGATCATGAAAGAATTGGGAATGAGTGAAACAAGATTAAAGCCAGTTAAAAAGAAAGATGGTGGACTTGCAGCGGCAATTGAAAAAGTAAAAAAAGAAGATGCTGTCAAGATGAAAGAGGGTGGTGATCCAACTAAAAAACTTGTTGGTGGTCAAAAGAAACTGGACAAAAACAAAGATGGCAGAATTTCTGGTGAAGATTTCAAATTACTAAGAGCAGAGCCTATGAAACTAGGTGGCGTTGTTAAAATGAGTGCTGGCGGTGGTGTCTGCAAAGGCATGGGCATAGCAAGAGCAGGTGGAAAGTTTAAGCTTAGATAATCATGGCTATTGAAAAAGTAAATGGTGTAGAAAACCCAGAACAACCAAAAGGTATTCAAGTTCCGTTACCTGAAGCAGAGATAACTCCGGGTGTTACAGAACTAGAAGATGGGTCTGCAATTATTGGTGAGATGCAACAAGAGATTGAAGCCTCAATGCCAGTGCCATTTAATGCCAACTTAGCAGAATTTATAGATGACGCAGATCTTGGTGTTATATCTAGCGATATAACTAGTGATATTGATGAAGACATATCATCAAGAAGAGATTGGGAAGATCAGTACAAAGGTGGTTTAGAATTATTAGGCATGAACTATGAAGATAGGGCAGAGCCTTTCGAGGGTGCATCTGGCGTAGTTCACCCATTATTAGCAGAAAGCGTTACACAGTTCCAAGCACAAGCATATAGAGAAATGCTACCAGCAAGTGGACCTGTAAGAACACACATTGTAGGTGCAGAAAGTCCAGAGTTACTTGCACAAGCAGAGCGTGTTAAAAATTATATGAATTATCAAATAACTTATGAAATGGAAGAGTATGATCCAGAGTTAGATCAAATGTTATTTTATCTTCCAATTGTAGGTTCAGCATTTAAAAAGATTTACTTTGACCCTTCAATGCAGCGAGCTGTATCTAAATTTGTTCATGCAGAGGACTTAATTGTTCCTTACAATGCAACAGATCTCAAGACATCTACACGCATTACTCATGTTGTCCGTATGGATAAAAATGAGATTAGAAAATTACAACTACAAGGGTTTTACAAGGATATAGATTTACCCTCATCTGATACCGGTGGAACGAATTATGATGAGATCAAAGAAACAATTGACGACATACAAGGCGTAGAAAAAGGTTCTAGTTACAACGAAGAGATAACATTATATGAAGTTCACACAGATTTAGATTTAATTGGCTTTGAAGATATTGGTCAAGACGGAGAACCCACTGGATTAAAGATGCCCTATGTTGTTACTATAGTGGAGAAATCTGGTGAAATATTATCAATCAAAAGGAATTTCAATGAAGGTGATCCGTTCCGTAGGAAGATCCCTTATTTTGTTCATTATAAGTTCTTACCTGGTCTTGGTTTTTATGGCTTTGGCCTTACTCATATGATAGGTGGACTATCAAGAGCATCAACATCAATACTTAGACAACTAATTGACGCAGGAACATTATCTAATTTACCTGCAGGATTTAAAGCAAGAGGTGCAAGGATTAGAGATGATGAGTCTCCGCTAAATCCTGGCGAGTTCAGAGATGTAGATATGGTGGGTATGGATTTGCGTCAAGCAATCATGCCTTTACCATTTAAGGAGCCATCTCAAACCTTGTATTCATTACTTGGCACTCTTATCGACTCTGGTAGACGCTTTGCATCAATGGCCGACATGAAAGTTGGAGAGATGCAAGGCAACGCACCAGTTGGCACAACTATGGCTATTATGGAACGTGGCACAAAAGTAATGTCTGCGATCCATAAGCGTTTACACTATTCACAAAAAATAGAGTTTAAGCTGTTATCAAGGATATTTGCTATGGATGTACCCATGTATCCATATCAAGTACCCGGAGCACCACCAGAAATTAAACAGTCAGATTTTGATGACAGAATTGATATATTGCCAGTTTCTGATCCAAACATCTTTTCTATGTCACAACGTATTGCTTTGGCACAAACACAATTACAACTAGCTCAAAGTAATCCAGAAATTCATGGGCCGAATGGTATGTATCAGGCTTATAGAAAAATGTATGAAGCATTAGGAGTTACGAACATAGAGGCTGTGTTACAACCTCCCCCGCAGCCTATGCCCATGAACCCTGCAAAAGAAAATCAAGAAGCATTAAAGGGTCAAGGTTTAAATGCTTTTCCGGAACAAAATCATCAAGCACATATTACTGCACATTTAGCCATGATTAGCACACCAGTTGCACAATCAAATGCAGCTATTGTGATGACACTCCAAGGTCATATTTCTGAACATATTGCTATGATGTCAGAACTACAAGCACAACAAGAAGTAATGGCTACAATACCACCAGAACAACAAGCAATGATGCAACAAGATCCTAACGCAATGAAAGTAATACAGGATCAAATAGCATCAAGAAGTGCAGAGTTAGCAGCAGAGATACAAGAGCAATATGCACAAGCGTTGACACCTCCGCCAAGTGAAGATCCACTTGTAACAATAAGAAAACAAGAATTAGCATTAAGAGGTCAAGAGATAGCACAGAAACAAGATCAATTTGATGCAAAACAAACTCTTGAAAGAGAGAAAGAGAGAAATGATATTTTACTAGATCAACAAAGATTAGATCAACAAGAAGAAATTGCCAATCAAAGAGATCAAACTACTAGAGATATTGCGGCAATGAAAGCTATGAAAGGATAAATTATGTCAAGTTCAGTAAGAGAAAAAATTTGGGAAGTTGAAAGAGAGAAGAAAAGACAAAGAAGGCTTGTTAAAGAGGGAGTCGTAGATGCCGTTGAAAAAAGGCAAAAGCCAGAAAACAATCAGCCAGAACATACGCAAGTTGAAGAAGGAGAAATATCCGCAGAAACAAGCAATAGCGATAGCATTGTCGACAGCGGGGAAATCAAAGCCGAAATCAACAAGCCAAAAAAGAAAAGTAAAAAAGCCAGTAAAAAAGCGTAACGGCGGTATAATAAAAAAGTTTTCTGATATAGCTAAACCACAAAAATTCAAAGGGATATTCTAATGGATCCCGCAACCATAGGCGTAGCAATTACAGCAGCTAATACTGCTTTCAACGCAATCAAACGTGGTTTTCAAGCAGGTCGTGAAATTGAATCTATGGGCAAAGATTTAGGACGCTGGATGTCAGCGTTGAGTGATATTGACAACGCAGAAAAAACTGCAAAGAACGCTTCTCCATTAAGAAAGTTATTTAAAGGAAATGAGATAGAGGCTAGTGCAATAGAGGCTTTTACAGCAAAAAAGAAATTAGAGGCTCAACGTCAAGAGTTAAAGACCTTCATAAATTTTCATTATGGTAGTAATTCTTGGAACGAGATTTTGCAAATGGAAGCAGAAATTAGAAAAAAAAGAAAAGAAGAAGTCTATGCTAGACAAGAATTTTATAGGAAAATATGGGAATATATAGGCTACTTTGTGTTAGCTTGCACAGTAGTTGGTTTCTTGTTTTTTCTTGCTTGGGTTTACAAAGAGAGTAGAAGGTGACACAAAAAAAATTACAAGGTAAATCAAAATATGCTGCTTACGATATTAATAATGACGGAATAGTAAGCGATGAAGAATTTGAGCATATGGCTGAGATTAAGAGACTTGAACATGATTTACGAAAGCAAAGAGCACAAAGACGTATGGCTACTGCTAGTTTGGTTGCTATGGCTGCTTTTACTGCTGCAATGTTTTTTGTCGATCTTGAAAGAGTCAAAGCACTTTCTGATATTAGTAATCTTTTTTACATCACTGGCGGTGGCATCGTTGCTGCATATATGGGTGCCTCTGCTTTAATGAATAGAAATGGTAAATAAATGGCGAAAAAAGATCCAAAAGTTGGTACAGGAAAAAAGCCTAAAGGTTCAGGCAGAAGACTCTATACTGATGAAAACCCAAAAGATACTGTTAGTATTAAATTTGCAACTCCTGCTGATGCTCGTGCTACAGTTAGAAAAGTTAAACGTATTAACAAGCCTTATGCTAGAAAAATTCAAATCCTTACTGTCATGGAACAAAGGGCAAAAGTAATGAAAAAAGCAGAGGTAGTGAGAATTGCCAAGTCTGCTAAAGAATCTCTGAAACGTGCTAGAAAAAAATGACTGCGTTTTTTCTCATGTGTTATCTAAATGATAATTTCAATGGTGGGATATACTTTAAAAACATAAATGATTGTTTATATTATTCTGAAAGATTAAGTAGTCAAAAAATAGAAGTTCCGATAAAAGTTGAAAATTATGAGTGTATGTGTAAACTCATACCAAATATTGATGATAAAAAAGTGAAGGTATATTAGGAGGTAGCAATGTTACAAGCACTTATAGGTCCAGTTACTGGATTATTAGATAAATTTATTCCAGACGCAGATCAAAAGGCAAAGCTCGCCCACGAGATAGCCACCATGTCCGAAAAACACGCTCAAGAGGCGTTACTTGCTCAATTAGAAATCAACAAAGCAGAGGCTGCAAGTGGCTCTATATTTAAGGGCGGTTGGCGACCCGCCGTTGGATGGGTCTGTGCGATTGCTTTTGCTTATCACTTTATCGTAAAAGATTTGATTATATTTGGTGCTAGTTTTGCCGGTGCAGAATTGCCAGATCTGCCGGAATTTGATATGGGTACACTTTTAACTGTTCTTGGAGGTATGTTGGGAATTGGTGGATTGCGGACATACGAAAAGCAAAAAGGCTTAACCAAGTAATGGAAAAAGAAAAAAAAGAAGTTGTAATTTGTTACATTCATAAAATAGCTATGAAAGAAATAAAACATGAGGAGCCTATACCTGAACTTGGTATATACAATTATAAAGAATATAAATGCCCTATGTGTTTAACGTCAGTAATGGAAGATTAAAATGGATGGAGTGAAGGTAGCTCAAACTCTATTAAAGAACATTCGCCAAAGAAGAGATGAATTATCACAATCTTTGGCAGATGGTTCGATAACTTCTATGGAAGATTATCGGTTCATAACAGGTCAAATACGAGGACTGACTTGGTGTGAGGAAGAAATAAGAACCTCGATGAAAGGTATAGAAGATGAGTAAAAAATTATATGTCCCAGATCGGATTTTGGGAAAAAAAGTGTTAAATCCGACTCCATCACCAATATCAAAGGGATTTGGTAAAAATGCAGAACCTAACAAAAATGAAGATGATCCATCAAAGTTAGATGCTTCATTACTTGATAGGTTGCCACAACCAACTGGGTATAGAATTTTAGTTATACCTTACTATCCTAAAGAAAAAACAAAAGGTGGTATTTACATACCAGACGCTACTAGAGAAAGAGAATCATTTGCAACTGTTGTTGCTTATGTCGTAAAAATGGGTCCAGACGCTTATAAAGACGAAGATAAATTCCCAAGTGGAGGTTACTGTTCTGAGAAAGAATGGGTGCTTATGGGTAGATATGCTGGAAATAGGTTCAAAGTGGAGGGTCTTGAGCTAAGACTCATAAATGATGATAATATTATAGCAAAAATACTTGATCCAACAGATGTTTCTTATGTATAGTGGAGAGTAACATGAATGACACACAAGAAAAAAATTTAGAACAAGAAGTCGTTGAAGAAAACGTAATTGTTGACATTGAAGAATCAGAAAATGAAAAATCTGAAGCTCCTAAAGTTGAGGCAAAAGAAGAAGAGCGAACAAATGTTCGTTCTGAAGAAACAGAAGAAGAATTAGAAAATTATTCTGACAATGTAAAAAAACGCATTAATCAATTAACAGCTAAAAGAAAACAAGCTTTAGAAGAAGCAGATGCTGCTTTTAAATATGCAGAAGAGCAAAAAAAGAAAAACGAGGAGTTGCAACAACAACTAAAGCAACTTAATACTGGTTACACTTCAGAGTTTGGAAATAGAATAGAGGCACAATCTGCACAAGCAAAAAAACTTTATAAGGAGGCTTTTGATGCTGGAGATGCTGAAAAAATGTCTGAGGCAAGCGATCTCATGGCTAAACTTGCTATTGAGAATGAAAGACTCAGAATCCAAAAACTTAGAACCGAAACTCAAGGAACTGAAAAAAATGAGGGACAAAATCAAGAAGTCACCCCTCAAGCGAGGCAGACCCCGCAAAAACAAGACTTAGATCCCAAATTACAAGGTTGGCTTGATAAAAATACTTGGTTTGGTCAAGACATGGTTATGACCAGAGGAGCACAAGCTATTCATGAGCAAGTTGTAAGTGAAGATGGAATTGACCCATCTACAGATGATTATTATAGGGAAATAGATAGACGTATGAGAGTTGAATTTCCACATAAGTTTCAGAGTGACAGAAAAGTCGCCCAGACTGTCGCACCTGCAAACGGCAAAGCCGTATCAAGTGGGCGGAAAAAGCAAATAGAACTTACCCCTGGACAAGTTGCTTTTGCAAAAAAAATGAGAATACCTTTAGAGCAATATGCAAAAGAGGTAGCAAAAATTGAAACCAGGAAAGGAGCCTAAAATGGTGGATAGAGCTAACCGAGAGTCTGCAACTCGTGAAAAACAGGAAAGAAGAAAAGCTTGGACACCTCCATCACAACTAGATGCTCCGCCAGCACCTATTGGTTATAAGCATAGGTGGATTAGAGAACGAGTTATGGATTATGATGATAAAGCAAATATCTATAAACGGCAAAGAGAGGGATACGAACTTGTTCGTGCAGAGGACTATCCAGATACAGACTACCCCGTGATTGATGAAGGCAAAAATGCTGGAGTAATTGGTCAAGGAGGACTTTTATTAGCACGGATTCCAGAGGAGATTGTTGACGAAAGAAATCAATACTTCATGGATAAAACCAACACCCAGATGGAGGCTGTAGATAGAGACTTGATGAAAGAATCTAACCCTGCAATGCCAATATCTAAAGAAAGGAAGTCTCAAGTCGCTTTTGGTGGCAAGAGGCAAAGTTAATAAAATTCTTACTTAGGAGTTAAAAATGGCAAATCAAGATGCTGCTTTTGGCATGAGACCAGTTAAGATGATAGGGGGAGCTCCCTACACTGGTGGTCAAAGCCGATATAGAATTGCTGCCAATTACGGAACTGCTATCTTTCAGGGCGACATGGTCGCTCAAGTTACTGGAGGTGGTGTAGAAGTACACGCTGATGGTGGTACAGTACCAATAGTTGGAGTATTCAATGGTTGTAGATTTACAGATCCTACAACTGGAAAAGAAACCTTTTCCAACTTTTATCCTGCAAGTACAAATGCTTCAGACATTGAGGCTTTCATTATAGATGACCCAAATGTTATCTTTGAAATTCAATGTAATGCTGCATTTCCAGTTGCAGATTTATTTGGTAACTTTGACATTGTTTATACAAGTGCAGGGTCTACCACAACAGGTATTTCTGGTGCTGAGTTAAATGTTAGTGATGGTGCAACCACCGCAACTTTATCATTAAAAGCAATTGATATTTCTCAAGATCCAGAAAATTCAGATGTTTCATCAGATGCAACTAATGTCTATGTTGTGATTCAAAATCACATATTTGGACAGAAGTCTGCAGGATTAGCGTAAGGGAGGTTGAACTATGGCTATATCACGAGCACAACTAGTTAAAGAACTAGAACCTGGTCTTAACGCTTTATTCGGTATGGAATATGATCGTTATGATCAAGAGCATTTAGAAATCTATGAGACTGAGTCATCTGACAGAGCCTTTGAAGAAGAGGTAATGTTAGCAGGATTTGGAAATGCTGCAACTAAATCAGAGGGTGCTGGAGTAACCTTTGATACTGCAAACGAAGTATATACTTCAAGATATACAATGGAAACTATTGCATTAGCTTTTGCATTGACAGAAGAAGCAATGGAGGACAATTTGTATGATCAGCTTGGAGCTAGATACACAAGAGCGTTAGCAAGATCAATGGCACACACAAAGCAAGTCAAAGCCGCTGCTACATTAAACAATGCGTTTAATTCAAGCTTCACAGGTGGTGACGGCAAAGAGCTTTGTGCAACAGATCACCCATTAGGTGGTGGTGGTACATTCAGAAATGAACCATCAACTGCAGCAGATCTTAATGAAACATCATTAGAAAATGCTCTTATTGACATTTCAAACTTTGTTGATGAGAGAAACATGATTGTTGCATTAAGAGGAATGAAACTTATTATTCCACCTGCATTACAGTTTGTTGCAGACAGATTGCTTGAGTCTACTTTAAGACCGGGATCATCTGATAATGATGTTAACGCAATTAGAAACATGGGTATGTTACCAGAGGGTTATACAATTAACCACTTCTTAACAGACACAGATGCGTTCTTCATCAAGACAGATGCACCTAATGGTTTTAAGTATTTTGAAAGAATACCATTAAGCACAAGCATGGAAGCTGACTTTGATACAGGCAACATGAGATATAAAGCTAGAGAGCGTTATGCCTTTGGTTTTTCAGACCCTCGTGCTGTCTTTGGTTCTCCTGGAGCCGCATAAAAATATTTACATATTTTTAAAGGGGTCTTTTCAGACCCCTTTTTTTTGTGTATAGTTAAAGTACCTTGACGAAGAATTAACTTCGACAACAGCCAAGACAAGGAGACATACATGGCTAATACAACATTCTCAGGTCCTATTAGATCTGAAAGCACAATCAAGACTATCAGTAAAAATTCAACAACTGGAGCAATAACAGAGGTAACAACTCTTGGTGGAGCACCAGTTAGTTTATCTGATGGAAACGTAACTTTAACAAATGCAACTCATAGTGGTAGAGTTTTACTTGTGCCAGATGGGGGGCAAGATAATACATACACATTACCTGCACCAATAGCCGGATCTATGTTCAGATTTGTTTATGCTGGTGGAGCCGCTGATGCAACAGATGCTATAATTGTTACACCTGGCAATTCTAACTTTTACATTGGTGGAGTAACATTTTTAGACACTGATGGTAATGAAGTGAGTTCAGTTTTCTCAGATGGAAATTCTAATAGTAGTATTCAACTTAATGTTCCTGCTGGTTTTGACGTTACTATAATGGGCATAGATACGACTAATTATCAAATTTTTGGAAATGTTACATCAACAACAGCACCTGCTTTTGCTGATCAATAATAGGAGATTTATATGGCAGACGCAGTTACTTCGCAAACTTTGGTTGACGGGCATCAAACTGCTGTCTTTAAGTTTACCAACATCTCTGATGGATCAGGTGAAAGTGCAGTAAAAAAAGTTGATGTTTCTGCTTTAGCAACAAATGTTAGAGGAGAGGCTTGTACTAGAGCAACCATAGAAAAAATTTGGTGGCAGTGTAATGGTATGAAAGTTAAAGTTTTGTTTGATGCTTCAACAGACGACTTTTGTATTGAATTGGGTGAAAACCAAAGTGGACATCACGATTATACATCTTTTGGTGGATTAACAAATCCAGCAAGCTCTGGTGTTACTGGTGATATTATGTTTACCACAGTTGGTCATTCATCAGCAGATAGCTATACAATCATAATGCAAGTTAGAAAGAGTTATGACTAATGGCTAGAAAGCCTGACAAGCAACCACCTAAAACCAAAAAGTATTTCCGTTCCACTAAGAGTGGAGCGGGAATGACTAAAGCAGGTGTTGCTCGTTATCGTAGAGAAAACCCTGGTAGTAAACTCAAAACTGCTGTTACAGGTAAAGTTAAAAAGGGTAGCAAAGCAGCTAAAAGAAGAAAGTCTTTCTGTGCTAGAAGTGCGGGCCAAATGAAGAAGTTTCCAAAGGCAGCCAAAAATCCTAATAGCAGATTAAGACAAGCAAGAAGAAGATGGAAGTGTTGACATGAAGGCAGACGAGGTTCTAAAATTATTAGAAAAACATGAGTCTGAGTGCAACAGACGTTATGAAAAAATAGAAAAGAGTTTGGACAAATTAGATGTAAAAGTTTGGGGGTTAGCGGTTTTAATTCTTATAACACCTTTTTTACATAAGATGATTTAAATGGTTATGGGAAGGTCTCAAATGGCACGACAAGTGTCAAAGCCTCCTCAAAAAAGAAAGTGGAGTAATGCGAGAAAGAGGAAAATCAATTGCAAACGACCTAAAGGATTTTCTGAAAAAGCACATTGTGCCTCTAAAAAAAGGAGAGGTTCTAAGAGCAAAAGGTGAACCATTAAAGGATTGCCCACAATGTATGAAAAGAAAGTATTGGTGCACTTGTTGGAAAGTATTGAAAGGAAGATATTATGCCTAAAGACGCTTGTTATCATAAAGTAAAAGCTAGATATAAAGTTTTTCCGTCAGCTTATGCTTCGGGAGCTATTGCTAAATGCCGAAAGGTAGGAGCAGCTAATTATGGCACTGGTGGTAAAAAAAAGGCTAAAAAGAAAGCAGAAGGTGGTGTAATTGAGTTAAAAAATGGTGGAAATGTGCCAAGAAGAACTCGCAAAAGAAAAACAAAAAACCCAAACATTGCAAGAGGTTGTGGTGTTGTAATGAGCAGTAGAAGAAAAGTTACAAAGTTTAGATAATGGCAGTAAGAAAAACAAAAGCTGGTCTAGCATTAAAGCGTTGGTTTAAAGAAGACTGGAAAGATGTTAGAACTGGCAAAAAATGTGGTAGGCAAAAAGGTGAAAAGCGTGGCACGCCCTATTGCAGACCTAGTAAGCGTATATCTTCTAAAACGCCTAAGACTGCATCTGAGATGTCTGCATCAGAAAAAAGAAAACGTATTGCACAAAAGAAAAGATTAGGTCAACCGGCAGGTAAGCCAAGAAGAGTACAGGCGGCAAGAAGAAAAAAGAAATGAACCTAGAAGACAAAATTTGTGAAGAAATACGTCAGTGGTCAAAACACGCCTTAGAAATACCTAATAAAAATTACAACAATTTACCATCTTGTCCATATGCTAAAAGTGCATGGAAAAACAAAAAAGTTGGTTTTGCTTTTAAAACTAACGAAAATTATGACATTATACATTGTTTAATAAATAAGTTTCATGATTCCAAAGATTTAATAATAGTAATTGATCTTTGTTATGAAAATAATGAAACATTCCATAATAATCTTAACAATCTTAATACACTTATACATCACAATAAATTCAACCAAAAAGATATTTGGTTAATGGGATTCCACCCTGATGATGACGAAAATGAACTGATAGACGATGGTTCTTTTGAAGAAATTGTTAGTGAGGAATATTCTTTAATATTCGTACAAAGACTAAGTAAACTTCAAGAAAGTGCAAATAAATTGAAGAAACTTGGATATTATGATAATTATTATAATAGTTACGATGTTGAAGACATCTATGAGCAACGTGAAAACTACTATAGGAGACTAAAATGGCAATGAGTCCAAGAAAAATGATGGCAATGTCTAAAGACATGGCTAAAGCAGCTAAAATGATGATGGGTGGCGAAGCAAAACCTAAAAAAATGAGAGGTGGTGGCATGGCTAAGAAAATGCGTGGCGGTGGCATGGCTAAAAAAATGAGAAAAGGTGGTAAAGCCTAATGGCAACCTCAAGCTCTACAGACTTTGAGTTAGATGTCGCTGAGTACATTGAAGAAGCTTTTGAGAGATGTGGCTTAGAGGCTAAAACTGGCTACGATTTGCAAACTGCTAGGCGTTCTATGAATATAATGCTTGCTGAGTGGGCAAATCGTGGTCTTAATCAATGGACTATAGAACAAAGAACACAAGCACTCACAGCTAGTGATTCAGAGTATAGTTTGGGAACTGATTTAATTGATATATTATCTTTAGTTGTAAGACGTAGTGGCACTGATTTCACAATGACTAGAATTAGTCGTGATGCGTTTTTAAATCTACCAAACAAAACTTCAACTGGTAGACCAACGCAATATTTTTTAGATAGACAAATTACACCTAATTTGAAACTGTTTCCCACACCTGAAAACAGCACAGATGTTATTGTTTATGACGCTTTAACACGCATACAAGACGCTGATGCACAAGTTAATACTATGGAGATACCTTTTAGGTTTTATCCTTGTCTAACGGCTGGTTTGGCTTATTATATAGCTATGAAAAGAGCACCGGATAGAATACAGTTACTAAAAACTGTTTATGAAGAAGAATTTGATAGAGCAATGGCAGAGGATAGAGATAGATCTGCTTTTAACGTAGTGCCTAAATTAGATTATTATAAGGTGGGTTGATGGCATTTGCTAGTGGTAAATATGCTTACAGAATATCTGATAGATCTGGTTTTAGATATAAAATCAAAGATACTCGCAAAGAGTGGAACGGATCTATTGTTGGTAAGGATGAATATGAAGAAAAACACCCACAACTTGAGCCTGCAAATGTTAGAGCCGATAATGAGGCTATAAGAGATGCAAGACCAGATAGAACTGAAACTGCGGTTCCAAACCTATTACCATTAAACGCTTTTTCAACAACTGCAAGTTCTGCAACTGTTACAGTTAATGAACCAAATCACGGCAGATCAACAAGCGATACAGTAAGATTCAGAGATGCAATCAGTGTTGGAGGTATAGCTGCAACAACAATTAATTCTGCTTCGGGATTTACAATTACAAATATAGATGCGAACAACTATTCGTTTGCGTCTGGAGTAACAGCAACAATAACCCAGAAAGGTGGTGGAGGACTCGCTAGTGCAGGTCCTACATCAATTACAAATTAATGAGCTTCACACTTGCAACATTAAAAACAGCTATTCAAGATTATGCAGATAATAGTGAAACTAGTTTTGTAACAAATCTGCCAAACTTTATTAAAGCAGCAGAAGAAAAAATATTTAAAGGCGTTGATTTAGATATTTTTAGAAAAAATGTTACAAGTGCCTTTACATCATCAGATCAGTTTTTAACAGTTCCAACTGATTATCTTGCATCTTTTTCTTTGCAAATTACCACTTCTGGTTCAGAGGGTTTTTTATTGCAAAAAGATGTGAATTATCTAAGAGAATATACGCCACTATCTACAACAACTGGAGTGCCAAAATATTACGCTAGGTTTGATACAAACAATTTTATTGTAGCTCCGACTCCGAACTCTAATTACGCACTTGAATTACATTATTATTACAGACCTGCAAGTATTACTGCCGGTGCAGACAGTGGAACAACGTGGCTTAGTACAAATGCACCATTTGCTTTACTTTACGGATCGCTTATAGAGGCGTATTATTACATGAAAGGTGAGCCAGATGTTATTGCACAATATGAAAAAAATTATGTTTTTTATTTGCAAAGACTTAAAGATTTAGGAGAGGCAAGAGAAAACGAAGACGCTTATAGGCAAGGACTACCTAGAGCACCAAGGACATAGGAGTAAAAAATGGCAACAGCAAATGCAGCAACCACCTTCTTAGAAAATAGAATTTTAAGTTTTATTTTCAAAAACAACGCAGCATCGTTTAGTTCACCTGGAGATAGTATATATGTCGGGTTAGCAACAGCAGTATCAAATTTTAATGATTCAACTGGTGAATCTGGAGATCCAACAATAACAGAAGCTAATTTTGGTTCTTATGCAAGACAACAAGTTGCAGCTTCTGCGTGGACATTAACAGCAGAATCTGCTGATACACAGACTTGTAAAAATTCTAGTTCTATAGAATTTCCAGAAGCTACAAGTGGAAGTAATACTATAACACATGTTTTTATAATAACACATTTAACTGCCACTCCTGATGTTGTAGGCTCTGGTGGTAATGTTCTTTTTATAGGAGCATTGGATGCTAGTAAAACAATTTCAACTGGTGACATATTTAGAATTAACGCAAACAACTTAACGATAGAATTAAAGTAATGGCTTTTGTAATAAACGACAGAGTAAAAGAAACTACGACCACAACTGGTACTGGCACATTTACACTGGGTGGTGCAGTCACTGGCTTTGAAACTTTTGGCACTGGCGTTGGTAATTCTAATACAACATATTATGCAGTGACATTACCTGGATCAACAGAATTCGAAGTTGGTTTAGGGACACTTAGTAGTGATTCTAGTACGATAGCTAGAACTACGATTATTAGTAGCTCGAACAGTGATAGTGCAGTTAATTTTAGTGCTGGAACAAAAACTATTTTTTGTACAATACCAGCATCCAAATCAGTTCTTTTAAGTGACGTTGGAGCTTCTACTTTAAATTTAAGTTCTGCCGATACTCATGCAGGTCGATATGGAAGTTCTTCTTCTCCTATAATTATTAAAGTTACTGTTGCATCTAAGTCAGCACATCCATATCAAGGTGATGGCAGTGGTAACGCTTATTACTTAAATGGTATTGAAGCACCTGCTTTAACCTTTCATGGCGTAGATAATACAACATCTGACTCTGGATATTATTATAGATTCGATCAATCAGATAGTAGTAATAGTGGACATCCATTAAGATTTTATTTAGATGCTGATAAAACTACATCATATACAACTGGTGTTACAACTAATGGAACAGCAGGAAGTAGTGGAGCATATACTCAAATAGATGTAGATGAGGACACACCTAACATACTTTATTATCAATGCTCTTCACACGCATACATGGGTAATTATGGAATTACACTAGGATCTAATAAAATAAATCATACTGAAGCTCTAATAAGTTTTCCAACTACAACTGGAACACTTGTAGGAACAGGTGACACAGGTTCGGTAACTAATGACATGTTAGCAGGAAGTATTGCAGACAGTAAACTTAGTACGATATCTACTGCTGGTAAAGTTGAGTTAGGTGCATTAGAGATAGATGGTGCTAGTGATGTGGGTGAAGATTTAGTAGATGCAGATTTAATTATTGTCGATAATGGAGCTAATGGCACAGAAGTAAAATCTACTTTAACAAGAGTTAAAAAATACATTTATTCTGCTATGTCAGGTGATGCAACTGCAAGTGATAGTGGAGCACTTACTATAGCTAACACATCTGTTGAAACAGCCATGATAGCAGCAGACGCAGTTACTGGTGATAAGATAGCAGATGATGCTATTAACTCTGAACATTACACAGATGGTTCTATAGATACTGCTCACATTGCAGACGCACAAGTTACGTTAGCAAAGATAGCTGATCAAGCCGCTAATACAGTATTGGTAAGAGATGCTAATAGTGCTGGAGTTGTTTCTGCAAAAGCAGTTACAGACACACAAATATTAATAGGTGATGGAACCGGATTTACTGCCGCTGCATTATCTGGTGATGTAACTATGACAAATGCTGGAGCAGTTACGATAGCTAATGGTGCAGTAGAAAATGCAATGTTAGCAGACGATGCTGTAGGAGCAGACGAACTAGCTGCAAACGCAGTTGTAAATGCAAGTATTGCATCTGGTGCTGCAATAGAATTTAGCAAAATGGAAAACTTGACAGCATCAAGGGCATTAGTCTCTGACACTAATGGAGATGTATCCGTAAGTGCAGTAACATCTACAGAGATTGGATATTTAGATGGAGTAACGTCTGCTGTGCAAACACAAATAGATGCAAAAGCAGGTAAAGGTTTTGCCGTAGCGATGGCTATAGCTTTATAGGAGTAGGACATGGCACAAGATTTTGAAAGAAACTTTGCAAACGGAGTTGGTACAAGTGGTGTTGTATTAAGAACAGCGAACTCAGATGACGCTATCGTGGGCATAACAATATGTAATGTTCATACGGCACAAATAACAGTAGAAGTTTATGTAAGTAATAGTTCAACAGATTATCATATAGTTAAAGATGCACCAATCCCAGTAGGATCAACTTTACAGGTTTTAGACGGAGGTGCAAAAATAGTTTTACAAAGTGGTGATGCTCTAACAGTTAAAAGTAGTGTAGCCAGTTCAGCAGATGTTTGGGTATCAGCAGTAGATACGATTAGTAGTGATTAGGATAAAATATGCCATATATAGGTAACACAGCAGGAAATAGATTTGTAGCTTCTCAAGCTGCAACTAGGCTTTCTGGTAATGGTTCTGCAACTGCGTTTACGCTAGAACATGCAGTAGGATCTGATGAGGATATACTTGTATCTGTAGATGGTGTTATACAAGAACCATCTATAGCTTATGCAGTAAGTAACGGAACAACGCTTACATTTACAGCAGCACCCTCAAGTGGCACTAATAATATTTTTGTTTGTTATTTATTTAGAACAGTGGCTACAGTAGATCATCCGTCTACAAGTGCTTTGACTGCAACAAATGGTAATTTTACGGGAACTTTAACTGTTAATGATGATGTATCTATTGAAGGTTCAACTCCTACTTTATCACTTGCGGACACAGATGTTTCAAATAATAAAGTAGAATTAAGTTATGATGAATTTTTAACTATTGATATAGACCCAAATAATGCAAGAGGGAACACAGGTCTGATTGTAAAAGGTGATGGCAATGAGCGTTTGAGATTAGATTCAAGTGGTAATTTAACTAAACCACAAAATCCGTCTTTTAGAGCTATGGGAAGTAATGCTGCATATCAAACTACTTCTCCAGTTCCGTTTTCAAGTGTTTCAGGTACTAATCTTGGGGGTCATAACACAGGCAGTCATTATAATACTTCAAACTATAGATTTACTGCTCCAGTTGCTGGAAGATATTTACTGCATCTTCATATGGGCATTGTTAGAATAACAGCTAACAATGGTAATGGTTACCCTTATTTAAGAATAAACGGCACTGCGGTTGCTTATTCTTATGTTCATGTACCAACTGGCACATCTTATCACCCAGCAAATGTAACACAAGTTTTTGAATTAGCCGCTAATGACTACGTTGATGTTACTTTTGGTGGAGGTAATAGTGATTATTACGGTAATTATACAGAGCTTTCATTTTCAGGATGTTTACTAGGTTAGGAGAATAAAATGGCAGAAATTAAAGTAACAGTATCAGACACACAAATGAAATGTTTAGAAAGTATAGCGTATTCAGTGCA